AAAAGCCCTAAATTCAAGAAATTTGTAGTTGAATTATTAGAAAAACTAGTAGAGCAGACTGATAACAAGCTTGATAATAAAGCCTTAGAAATAGTTAAAAAAGGCTTAGAAATCGAATAAATCAAGGGTACAAACATACCCAGACAAAATTACAAGCCCCTTACAGGCGATTCTGAAGGGGCATTTTTTACGAGAATTACATGAAAGACGGAACAGGAAGGGAATTTGACGATGAATTGACTAATTTCCTCAAATGGTACTTAGACGCTGGTCAAAGAATATTTACTCCTTTAGATAACTCTATTCATTTTGTAGAAGGATTAACTTCCTTATGTATTTACAGATATGAACCATTTCAAGTGGAATTAGTAACTGTTAAACCAGATGTATATATTCCGCCACATACCCACCCTAATGTTGATTCTTACGAAGTTGCATTGAAAGGTATTGAGTTCTATTCAAATGGTGGGACTACTCTTCCAATGTGGTTCGCAGATAAAAAAGCAGAAGATTCTGATCTTTCTGCTGCACACTATCAATTCGTTAGGGTTACTCCAGATGATGAGCATTCTGCTAAAGCTGGACCAAACGGGGGCTGTTTCTTGTCTGTCCAACATTGGCTAAATGGTGTTAAACCTACAGCAGTTGGAATGGATTGGAAAGGCGGAACCAGTATGGGTGATAACCATGACAATCAAATAACTACGACAGATGAAGAAAGCAACTGAAGAACAGTTCAATGAACTACATCAGTTGGTCACAAACGAGTTTTTAAAACGAGTTAAGAGTGGTGAAGCAACTACTCAAGATTTAAAAGCAGCCTGTGATTGGCTGAAATCAAACGATATATCAGGTGTTGCTTATGATGGCAACCCATTACAAAAGCTGGCAAATGTATTACCAGAAATAGATCCAGACTTAGTTAAGGCAAAGCTCTATGGCAAAACGCGCGCTTACTAGAAGAAGAAGACGAGGAGCTAAGTATGCCAATGGTAATTACAAAGCTCAACAAAAAGCATATAACAAAACAAAAAAGGGATTAAGAATACGTGTCAATGCAAATCGACTTAATAGGAAACTTGGAACTTACGGAAATCGTGATGGACGAGACGCTGCTCACTATAAGGGGAGTACGACCAGAGGGAGACTACAAAGACCCTCGATTAATAGAAAAAGCAGACTCAAGATACGTAAACGCAAAAAATGACCCCTCTACTACCTAGCCCAAAACATTACTTACACAATCTAATAACCATGACAAGTTCAGATTCTAAACGGCTCTGGAGAAGAGCTATTAAACAGCACTTCAACTGTCAATGTGTTTATTGCGGAAAACATTATGAAGAACATGAACTTACACTCGATCACGTCAAACCTCGTTGCAGAGGTGGGGAAGATCTTACAACAAATGTTGTCTCCTGTTGCAGAGCGTGCAACCAAGGCAAAGGTAGTAGTCATTGGCTCAGATGGTGTCGAGAGACATTTGGAAACAGACCTGAGCGCGAACGAATTATAAGCGAACACATCGCTGCTTAATTAATACACCCACGTATATTTACCGCCCCGCAAGGGGCTTTTTTAATGGCTAAATTTAAATTAGAAAAAGGTGCCTATCGAATAGATAAAAAACAACGATCAGAATTACAAGAGTTTTTAGTAAACAAATTAAAAAGATCTGGGAAGAAAACAAAGACAGGAAATTTATCAGCTAAAGGATTACCACCTATATTTATAGATGGTGTTCAACAGAGATTTAAAGATAAAGGTGAAAAGGGATGGCAACTTGAAAATAAGGACAGAGTTTATAAAAGTGTATCTGGTAGAGGTGGTCAACTTAGAACCAATCAAAATAGATATGCTGGTGAACTACGTAAAGGTTTTAGTAAAGAATTTGATAAATTCGTAGGTGAAGGTAATACCTTTATAATGCGTGATAAGGTTTACGATAAAAAAACTTATGTTAATGAACAAGTTAACAGAGCTTTAAAAGAAAATAAAGATATAGACGTAGCTTTAAAAGAAGCTCAAGACTTTTTCCCCGGAAAATCAACGGTAGGTCATACTGATTCAGTCTATGGTAAATATGCTGTTGAATCTCCACATGCTAAATATCCAGAGTCTGAAGCACAGAACTTTGCAGATCAAGGACAAACCTACGAAGGGAAGAAACAACGTATTGAAGATGCTGGTATGGCAACTTCCCCTAAAAAAGCTGCTGAAATAGAAGTTGGTTTAACAGAAAGAGTTGGTGATCCTACAAGTGGTGAAACAAGAAACCGTATTATGCGTGGGGAACCGCCTGAACAGGTTAAAGCTCAAGAACTAGCTGCGAAAAAGAAAAAATACCTTACAACAGATACCGAAAAAGCACTTGCTCTTACCCAAACTGCTAATAAAAAATATACTAATACTAAGGTTGTCAACAGAACTAACGGTAATGGTAATGGTAATGGTAATGGTAACGGAAAACTAAACGGTAAGAACGGTAAAAATGGTTTTAGCAGAAAAGTAAACGGTATTGGTGCAAGGAAGATTGATAGCGCACTTAATTTAGCTTTAGCAGTAAAGTCTGGTAACTATGGTGGAGCTGCTGTAACTGGAGCTACATTAACCGCCGGAGAATTGCTAAAAAGTAAGTCTGGTCAGAAAGCTGTTGCTTCACAAATAGCTAAGATAGCAGCCAAGCGTGGAGGTAAATCAGCCCTAAAACTTATACCCGGATTAGACATACTTATATCAGGTAAAGAGGCGTGGGATTATGCAGCTCAAGGTAAATTTGATCAAGCTGGTATTGCTGCATTAAGTGGTGCTATAGGTTGGATACCTGTTATTGGAGATGGAGCTTCAGCAGCTTTAGATTTATCTAATACTGGTATTGATATTTCTCGTGGTGCTCTTAACCTCGGAGATGATGATAAGCCCAATAAGAAGCGCGTCAGACGTACGAAACTATAACTTATACACATTCGTATATGAACGAACAATTAACCGCCTTACAGGGCGATTTCAAGCTGTTTCTGCAAGCTTTGTGGAACCAGCTGGATCTCCCTTCTCCAACGAGGGCACAATATGCAATTGCAGATTACTTGCAGAGTGGTCCCAAGCGACTACAGATACAGGCGTTTAGGGGAGTTGGCAAGAGCTGGATTACTGGTGCTTTTGTTTTATGGACTCTATTTAATAACGCGGAAAAGAAAATAATGATAATTTCTGCCTCGAAGGAACGAGCAGACAACATGAGTATCTTTTTACAGAAACTAATTATCGAAACACCATGGCTTTCTCATTTACAACCGAAGTCCGACGATGCAAGATGGTCGAGAATAAGCTTCGATGTGAACTGCTCACCCCACCAAGCACCAAGCGTAAAGTCGGTGGGTATAACTGGTCAGCTCACCGGAAGCCGCGCCGATTTAATGATTCTCGACGACATAGAAGTTCCCGGTAACTCAATGACCGAGCTAATGAGAGAAAAACTCTTACAGCTATGTACTGAAGCCGAATCAATATTAACGCCACATGACACAAGTCGAATTATGTATCTGGGTACACCTCAGACAACCTTTACTGTTTATAGGAAACTATCAGAGCGTAATTATCGTCCTTTTGTTTGGCCGGCACGATATCCCAAAGATGTAACCCAATACGAAGGGTTAATTGCACCCCAACTACAGGAAGATATAGACAATGGAGCAGAATCAGGACAACCTACAGATCCAGACAGATTTGCCGACGACGATCTACTACAAAGAGAGTCAGCGATGGGAAGGAGCAACTTTATGCTTCAATTTCAACTCGATACATCCCTTAGTGATGCTGAGAAGTTTCCTCTTAAAATGGCTGATCTTATCGTTACTAGCGTTAACCCTACTACTGCACCCGAAAACGTTGTATGGTGCTCAGATCCCAGAAACATCATTAAAGACCTCCCCACCGTGGGACTCCCCGGAGACTATTTCTATTCACCTATGCAACTGCAAGGCGAATGGTCTGAATATAACGAAACCATTGCAAGTGTTGACCCCTCCGGTAGGGGTTCAGACGAAACCGCTGTTGCGTATCTATCCCAAAAAAACGGGTTCATCTATTTGCATGAAATGCGTGCATACCGGGATGGGTACAGCGATAGTACCTTGCTCGACATCCTCGCGGGATGTAAAAAGTACAATGCTACCTCGTTGGTTGTCGAAACAAACTTTGGAGACGGAATTGTAAGTGAATTATTTAAAAAACATATTCAACAGACAAAACAAAGGATCTTTATTGACGAAGTTCGTGCAAATGTCAGAAAAGAAGACAGGATCATTGACTCGCTTGAACCTGTACTTAACCAGCATCGTCTTGTTGTTGACCGTGGGGTTATTGACTGGGACTATAAATCGAACCCAGAGAGTCCACCTGAAAGTAGGCTCCTATACATGCTCTTTTATCAGATGAGCAGAATGTGCCGAATGAAGTTCGCTGTAAAACACGACGACAGATTAGACTGTCTAGCCCAAGGGGTTAAATACTTTACAGATGCACTATCTATATCAGCACAGGAACAGATCAACCTACGTAAAGAACAAGAATTTAAAGACATCCTTGAAGGCTTTATCGATGACCCTCAATCCATGACCAACCATCTAGTTATGGGAATGGATGTTAACCAAAGACAACAAGCTAGAGGTAAGGGAGGGAGATCTACTCCAACTTACTTTTAGGGGGTAGTGTCACGTATACAGGGGAAGGGTGGACCCTTGTAACTGGGAGCTTCGGCTCCCTTTTAATAAATATCCGTGAAAGATATTACTTTAAAACACATACTCCCACCTACCTTTAACTATATATGAACTGTTATTCATGTAATACCCCTTTGATATGGGGAGGTGATGATGATACTGATTATATGGATGATGAGACAGAGCACAAGATAGTAACTAACTTAAGTTGTCCAGAATGTAATTCATTCGTACTCGTATATCACTCATAATGCCTAAACTTAAACTTGAAATATTTAGAAAGCTATACAAGAGTCTGAAGACTCCTTGGAAACCACTCAACTGGCTAATACTGGGTTACTTGATTGGTTGGGAAGAAAGATATATAAACTATAAGTCAAAGAAAGCCGTTGACGATGCAATAGAAGACTACATGGTAAACCATCCGCCTGAAGTCTACGAAGCAGTAATAAAAGAACATGAGGATGGATCAATATCCATAGGTAAAGAATATGAAGATCTTCCTTGATACAGCGGAAGTCGATGAAATAAGTAAGAGAGAACTAGGTCTTATAAGTGGTGTTACCACAAACCCTACTCTTATAGCTAAGTCTGGACGTAAACCACATGATGTTTACTGTGAATTACTAGCTAGAGGCATACCTGATTTAAGTATTGAGGTAGAAGGTGAGTATTTTGATGAGTTGATAGCTAATGGGCTAGATGCTTCTAATAAATATGGAGAAAGAGCAACTATTAAGCTTCCTACTACTGTTGATGGGTT